AGCCGATGAGCCTTGCAACAGAAGAACATGTTAAAGCTAGAACTGTAGACTATGTAGCATATGCTATCGTTGATGGAGCGCCACTTGATACAAAAGCCTTTGCATTAATTCAAGAAGTAGTAGTGACTGGATAAGATGTATAAGGTAATTAGAGAATTTCACGATAAGTATAACTTAAAAATAGTCTACAAAGTCGGAGATGAATTTTCTTCTAATGAGCCTGATAGAATAAAAGATTTAATTGATAGAGGATTGATTGAGGGTGACAAACCCTCTTTTAACTCCATGACTAGAAAAGAATTGATAAAGGAATTAGAAGAAAAGGGAATAGAATACAATGCAAAGGCCAAAAAGGAAGAGTTAATCGAATTGCTAGGCGGTGATTAGATGTTAGAAGATATTAAAGACTCACTTAGAGTAAGTGGCGATGATTTAAACTTAGAAATATTAGATTTAATCGAAGCTGCTAAAGCGGATTTAATTCTAAGTGGAGTATTAGAATCTAAAGTTATAGATACAGACCCATTGATAAAAAGGGCAGTTACAGTATATTGTAAAGCAAACTTTGGTTATGAGGACCCTAAATTAGCTGAAAGATTTCAAGAATCATATATAAGCCTTAAGCATCATTTAACACTATCGGCTGAATATACAGAGGTGATAGTCAATGAGGGATTATAGACATAAAATAGACTTTCTCAAGCATGTAACAGGATATGATGATTATGGAGAGCCTATTGACAGTTGGGAGCCCTTCAAAGAAGGAATATGGGCGAGCAAAGAACCTATACTGGGGAACGAATACTTTACATCACTAACAACTGATACAAAAGTAGAAGTAAAGTTTAACATGCGTTATATTGAAGGTATCACTAACGATATGCGAATACAGCATGGCAATGAAATATATGAAATATTATCAGCTATAAATGTTAAGGGATTGAATAGAGAATTGCTTTGCTATTGCAAGCTGGTGAAATAATGGCTAAAGTAAAATTCAAAATAGAAGGCATGAAAGAGCTTCAAAAGTCTATGAAAAAACTAGGGCAAGTACCACAAAAACACGTTACTGCAAGTGCTAGAAAAGGTATGAATATCTCCCTAAAAGACAGTAAAGCAAATGCACCTTATGATACTGGACAACTTAAAAAAGGTATTGTACTTAAGGGTGAGAGAGCTAGAGCAAAAGGGAAAAAAGTCTATAGAGTAGTGTTTGATAGAGCTATGAATGACGTGTTTCAAAAGAAAAATTCTGAGGGTAAGGTTACAGGATACTATCCAGTGAGCCAAGAATACGGATTCTTTGCTAGAAACGGAAGATACATTCCAGGTTATAGGTTTATAAGTGATTCACTTACTGATAATGTAAGTAAAATAGCAAAAACAATAGTAACAGAAATGAAAAAGAAAATAGATGCTGAAATAGCGAAAGTGGGGTTGAAGTAAATGGATAAAGAAACAGTAAAGAAAATAATATGTGATTTTATTGATTCTGTAGATGAAATACAGGATTTTTCTATTTCTAATGATGTAGAAGAAATAGACAACTCAACTTTAGATGGCAAAAACATAATAAGAGTACCTACAGGTATAGCTAATATCTATATAACTACCTTCAAGGAGCCGAGGTAGATGGAAACAGCATTAAGGTATGAAATAGAAAAAACTATACCAGAGTTAAAAGATAATATATTTCCTACCAACGCACCAGAAGGCTCACAAGGGCCTTATTTAGTTTATGCAAGGATTAGTACTAGAAAGACTAAAACACTTGAAGGATATACAAATAAACAAGAATTAAGCTATATGTTTTCAATAATGGCTACTAGATATTCAGATATGAAATCCTTGACTAAAAAAGTTGAGGATTTATTAATTTCCTTCCCAAAAACCGTTATAGGTACAGGAGAAGGATTTTTTATTGAAGATTTAGATATTAACAACGTTACTGAACAATATGAGCATGAGTTAAAGGTAAATAGAGGGATTATTGATTTTACAATTTATTTTTAGAAAGGAAGTGTAAATATGCCAAAGGCAACAAGAGCATTAGGTACTAAATTAACCAAGGATACAACTGAAATAGGTGGACTTACATCTATAGGCGGTATCGAAATTACTGCTGATACAGTAGATGTAACTACTTTAGATAGTGATGGTGGTTATAGAGAGTTTTTAGGTACTTTCAAAGATGGTGGAGAAGTTACAATAGAAGGATTTTTTGATCCTGAGTCTGAGGGACAATTAGCAATGCAAGATTCACTAGATAGTGGATTAGCAGAAGATTATAAAATAACATTTCCTACAACACCTGCAGCAGAATGGGCATTTGAAGGAGTTGTAACAGGATTAAAAGTTGGAGATGTAGACGTTGATGGGAATATAGCATTTGGAGCTACAATAAAAGTTTCAGGGAAACCTTTGTTGACAATAGGTTCAGGTTCATAAGGCTAGGATTAACTTCTTAGCCTTTTTATTTTTATATTAGGAGGAATTTAAAATGAGTTATACACCAATTGAATTGGATAAGGTTAGAAATTTAAAATATGAGTATGAAGATTTGAGTTTAGCAGAAGAAACACTAGATATGTCAATTAACGAAATTCTCAATAAGGCTCAAAGAGGAAAAATGCGTATTAAAGAAATATTTACTTTGCTTTGGGCTGGACTAGTACATGAAGATAATCAACTAACTGTAAAAAAGCTTATGCAAATCGTAAAAGAGTACTCTGATATAGATTCAGTATCTTTTAAAATTGGAGAGGCACTTGCAAAATCATTTGGTAGTAGAGAAGATGATAAAAACGAAAAAAACGAGTAGAAGGTAGCAAGGGAGAACCTTACAGTATAGAGGATGACATGATACTTGCTACCACAATTGGGATATCAGTAAAAGAATTTTGGAAAATGACTCCGTATGAACTAAGTATTGCGGTAAAAGGATATCACAAGAGAAAAGAGATAGAAGCAGAAGAGTATAAATTTAAGCTAGAAATGAATAAAAAGCTACTGGCATTGCAAGCATTTTGGATTTCTAGATGGGTATGGCAAAAGAAAGTTGATATAGACAAAATTCTAAAAGATGATTCTGTTCCAGCTAAAAGCAAGGAAATGACACCTGAGCAGATGTTGGCTCAAGTAAAAGCACTTAATGCTTTATTTGGTGGGGAGATAAAAGAAATATAGTGCCTTTTTAGGCACTATATTATTTTAGCATATAATTTAATTTTATTGATAAAGTCAATCATATCAATTTCATTAGTAAATGCAGATTTAGGAATAACTATACTATCCCCATGCTTGAAACTAATGTATATAAAATAATCATTGACAACAGATACATTTGTAACATCTGAGTGTTGGTAAACAGTAGTTCTTGATAAAGAAGAAACTGTTAAGTTGTTTTCATTAACTTCAATGGTCTTAGTTTCACCCAATATGCCAGATGCTTTAAGGTCTCTGATGTACTTGTTTTTTAAGTTTCTAGGGTTGATATAGTACAAAAATACTATTAAGAACAAAAGAGCAGCAATTATTACAGTGTAGAATAGGTCATCTAGAGTAAATGATAGAATTAGGGATATTGATAAAAGAATTATGGCTATGATAGGTATTATTTTAAGTTTAGAGTTGTTACTAAAATTAGTGGAGATATACTTCCTTTGGTCATCTTCAGTAAGTTTGTAACTGATTTGCATATTGTCACCCTTTCCTTTTTACTAAATAATACCATGAAATCAAAAATAAATCAAAAAATTAGAAAATTAAACACTTGTTAATGGCAAGTGTTTTTTTAATCCCTCAAAACAGGAGGTGAGAAATATTGGCTAAGTCGAATTTTATAGTTCGTGGTGGTGCTGATTTTTCAGGCATTACAAAAGGATTCAATAAACTTAATAAGCAAGTAAAAGGCTTTCAATTAAACTTTGGCAAAGTTGCTAAAGGCTTAGGATTAGCCTTAAGCGGTATAGCTATAACTCAGTTTGTAAAAGATACTACTAAACTTGCTATGGGTGTAGAAAGTGCTATGGACAACATAAGCAGGAATATGAAAAGTAGTGCTGGAGTATTTGATAATTGGGTTAAAACTCAATCTAAAGTTTTTGGAATGGCTAAAGCAGACGCTTATACTTATGGTTCTACATTTAGTAATTTACTTGGTAGTTTCTTAACAGATGCAAAAGAGACTGCAACACAGACACAAGAGTTGATGAAAGCAGCTGCTATTATAAGCAGTAAGACAGGAAGAACATATGAAGATGTTGCTAATCGTATCAGAAGTGGTATGTTAGGCTCTACAGAAGCTATTGAGGACTTAGGAGTATACACAAATATATCTATGATAGAGTCTACAGAAGCCTTTAAAAAGTTTGCAAATGGTAGGTCGTGGAAACAATTAAATTTTCAAACCCAGCAACAAATAAGATTAGCTGCAATATTAGAGCAAACATACAAGAGGTATGGAGATACTCTAGCAGATACAACTCAAACAAGACATTTAAAATTCTTAGCTACTCTTAATAATATAAGACTTAATCTAGGACAGGCATTTTTG